ACCCATTTTAGGGTATAAAAAATTTGAGAACTCTTTTGGGTATAAGAAAAAACCGGAAACTTATGAAGGGCATCCAGTAGACCTAAAACAAATACCCCCAACACCAACACCAACAAATACGAATATATGAGTGCAGATTCTAATTTTTACTTAATGTTTGTTGATTAACTTTAAAATGTAAGAATAGTAAATATTTATATTTAAGAATTATAAACTAAATTTTCAATATGGAACAAAACTTTAATCAACTAACAGTTTGGCAAAGATTATCAAAGGCATTCGGACCAAATTCATTATTGGGTCAAGATGTTCCGACGTACAAATTTGACAAAAAAGAACTATTAAAAACTAGAGATAGAAACGAGTTTGAAAAAGAAAAATTACAAGCTCAACAGTCATTATATATGGCCAATCAATGGACTAAAATAGAGAGTAATCTTTATACACAAGCCATTTATTATGAACCAACAAGAATTGCAGCATTTTATGATTATGAATCTATGGAATTTACTCCAGAGATTTCTACTGCTTTAGATATATATGCGGAAGAATCAACAACACCAAATGAAGATGGTCATATTTTACAAATTTACTCCGAATCAAAAAGAATAAAAGGAATATTAGCCGATTTATTTAACAACACTTTAGATATTAACACTAACCTACAGATGTGGATTAGAAACACTTGTAAATATGGTGATAATTTTGTTTATCTTAAATTAGATTCCGAAAAAGGAATAATTGGTTGTGTTCAATTACCAAATATTGAGGTTGAAAGGCTTGAAAAGGGAATGTCACCTAGAACTCCCAATTCAGAAGTTAAACCGGACGAAAAAGGTTTAAGATTTAAGTGGAAAGAAAAACAAATGGAATTCAATACATTTGAAGTTGCCCACTTTAGATTACTTGGAGATGATAGAAAGTTACCTTACGGAACCTCAATGTTAGAAAAAGCTCGTCGTATCTGGAAACAATTGGTTTTGTCTGAAGATGCTATGTTAATTTATCGTACATCAAGAGCCCCCGAAAGAAGGGTTTTTAAAGTATTCGTTGGTAATATGGACGATAAAGATGTTGAAGCATATGTACAACGTGTTGCAAACAAATTTAAACGTGACCAAATTGTTGACAATAAAACGGGTAACGTCGATTTACGTTTTAATCAAATGGCGGTTGACCAGGATTACTTTATTCCAGTTAGAGATGCAACACAAACAATGCCAATTGAAACTTTACCAGGTGGTACAAATCTTTCTGAGATTGCCGATATTGAGTATATTCAAAAGAAACTTGTTTGTGCATTAAGAATACCAAAAGCATATCTTGGATTTGAAGAACCGGTTGGTGATGGTAAAAATTTATCATTACTTGATATACGTTTTGCTAGAACAATTAATAGAATACAAAAAAATATTTTATCCGAATTAAATAAGATTGCGATTGTCCATTTATTTTTATTAGGATTTGAGGATGAATTACAAAACTTTACATTAGGGTTAAACAATCCATCTAAACAAGCTGACCTATTAATGGTTGATGTGTGGAAAGAAAAAGTTTTACTTTATAAAGATTTGGTAAGTGAAATACCAAACTCATTGGCGCCGACCTCAGCTACTTGGGCTAAGAAACATATATTTGGATTCTCAGATGAAGACATTAAGTTGGATACCCAGAGACAAAGAATGGAAAGAGCGGTTGCCGCTGAACTTGCAAATACCGCAACAATCATAACCCATACAGGAATGTTTGATACGATTGATAGATTATATAAAACCGTTACCGGAACAACCCAATCAGGGGGAGCGCCTCCAGAAGGAGGAGAAGGTCCAGAAATGGGAGGACCACCATCCCCACCAGCAGGAGGACCACCAGAAATGGGAGGACCACCACCAGGAGGACCTGAAGGTTTACCAGAATCAAGAAACAAGTTAGAAAATTTACTATTAGAAACTGATAACGATATGTATATCACAAACTCATCGTTAGGTGATATGGAAAAAGAATTACTTAAAATATTAAAGGATTGATATATTTATAATAAAAACTGATTATGAAATTTGGAATATTAAAAACAAAAATAGAAAAGTGCCTTACCGAATCTTATGAAAACGGCACATTTAAAAAAGATGTGTTTCTTTTTAAGGAACTTGTTCTAAACAATAAAAACGTAAGCAAACTTTATTACCTTTACGATGAATTATCAAAGAATAAAGGACTAAACGAATCTTTAGGTTCTGAATATATTAATCAAAGTACGATTATATATGAAAACATTATTAATAAAATTGATAAGTTAAATCTTAAAGAATTATCGTTATGGTTAGGTCATGTAAAATCAGGTAATAACTATAATGATATTGATAATTTATTCTCCTCAAGTGTTGTAAATTTAGAGGAAAAAATTAAAAGTAAAAAAACTATATTAGAAAACTTAAAAAAACAACCAGTAACCGAAGAAGAAACATCAAAGGTCCCAATGGATAAAATGGTAAAAGTTGCTAATAAGACAGTTAATGATTATATCTCAACCTTAGAGGAATCTGATAAGAAAAAATTAACATCAATTTTAAATGAAAGTAATGATAAGTTAGTTATTAAGTACGATGTTTTAAAAGAAACGGTAATTGAAAAATTAGAAGATCTTAAATCTGAGGAATCTAACAACGAAGTTTTAGGAAGAATAAATGAAACTATTGTTAAAGTTCAAAAAGAATCCTTTGATAAGTTAAGTTATTTCAAACTATTGCAGTTGAATAAGAATCTTTAATCTTTTATTTGGATTTTCTGTTTGTAAATTGCTTTTTGCAACTCTTGTCTTTTTTCAACTGACTTTTTAGTAAATTCTTTTTTATAATTTAGGTGACTATTTTGTCTTGTTTTTATCACCTTACTTTTTAATTCTTTCAGGGCTTTTTCAATATCCCCTCTTTTAACTTTTACTATTAGCATATTTTTGTTTTATTTTCTTGTATATTGATATATATCGTAAAAATACGTAAACTTATTGAAAATAAACGATATTGGTATGAAAAAAAAATATGAAAAAAGGAAAAACCACAAAAATAAATGGATTCAGAACATCTAAAGTACATTACGGGACCGTCGACTCAAAAGAATTTAAATCACTTTATTTAAATATTCAAACTTGGTCGGAACCAAAAATTGAATCTGAAAATTGGACCCGTGTGGTATTAAACATGAACAGGGCAATAAAACATTCGGTTTATCAAAATATAGACAAAACATTATTTGACGACAAATTTATTGTAGATATGGACTTAAGAACCAGCGGACTACAACTAAAGAAAAAATCATTTATGAATTTAGAAATAAATTTATTTTTAAACCAAGAAATAGATTTTAAATCACCAAAATTAAAAAAATCCTTAAAAAATTTAACTAAAGAAATTTATAACGATGTCCTAACCGGAAATGACTATTTTAAGTTCTTTCTCACAAAAAATGGAAATTATAAACCTGTAAAGGTAATATTAGAAAAAGTTTAATATTTATTATTAAAACTAATTATGAACGGTTATAAAATTTTAGGCCCTAGAGATACGGGTAAGGGTATTCTTATTGAGTATGATGCGGGATACATTAATCCAAGAGAAGGTAGAAATTACGATTTATTAAAAGAGTCCAAAAATTTTATGGATTATTCTAAACCATTTGAATTCTATGCGGTCCTACAAAAATATGATACGCCAAATAGAAATGGTAGGGTTTATCCAGAAAAAATATTAAAGAGAGAATCTGAGAATTATAAAAAAATGATTGAGAAGGGAACTTCTCTTTCTGAATTAAATCACCCGGAATCTTCTTTAATAGATTTAGATAGAGTATCACATATGATAACTGAAGTTTGGTGGGAAGGTCCTGTTTTATTAGGTAAATTAAGGTTACTTACAAGTCCTGGATTTCATGAAAGAGGGATATGTTCAACTAAGGGAGATATTGCGGCAAACTACTTACGTCAAGGGGTTACATTAGGTATTTCTTCTCGTGGTGTTGGATCACTTAAAAAAGTTGGGGAAAGAAATGAGGTACAAGATGATTTTGAATTAATTTGTTTTGACTTGGTATCATCACCATCTACTCCTGGAGCTTATTTATTCTTAGATAAGAACGATAGAGGTAAGTATGATGAGAATCTTGAGGAGGAGACAAAAATGAATATAGAAAGAGCGACTGGAATGGAATCCACATCTATTGATAAAACAAAAAGTTTAATGGATAAGTTATCTTCATTTCTTGACAAATAATATTATTAGTCTTATTTTTATAAAAAAAAATTATAATTATGGAACAAGGAGAAAAGTATTTTGTGGCTAAAATCGCATCTGATTTATTAGATAGTGAATCAGGTAAAGTAAAAAAAACAAGAGAAGAAAAATTAGTTAAAGGGTATTCACCTACAGATGTTGAAGCCAAAGTTACTAAAGTTTATGAAAATTACACAATGGATTGGAGAATAACTTCAATTACAGAAAGTAAAATTGACGAAGTAATTGAATAAAAACAAATTTTATTTAAAAAATAAATGGAGATGATTAGGTTCATTTCCATTTTTTTTTGCATCTATATCAAAATAACTGAACTTTTTTATTTTATCAAGTATTTATTTGAATAAACATCACAAAATAAAAGATGATAAAAAACAATTCAGTTATTGAGGACGCACTTTTCCAAATACAAAATTTGGAGGAATCCCTTAACAAAAATGCACAAGGAATACTTTCTTCAACTATGAGGAGAGAAATTGGTTCATTAGTAAAAGAATCTCTCTTAGAACAAGATGAGGTTGAAGATGAGGACGATGTTGACGTTGATGTATCTACCATGGATGATTTGGAAGATATTGATGCCGATACTGATAATTTAGATGATGTAGATGATGAGGATGATTTTTCATTAGACGTGGATGACACGGAAGATGATATGATGGACCTACCAACTATGGATTCAGATGAGGACACAATTGATTTAACCAAAGCATCAGATGCTGAAGTTTTAAGAGTATTTAAAGCAATGGGAGATGAAGATGGTGTAATCGTAAAAAAAGAAAACAATATGTTACATTTATCAGACAACGAAAATGATACAGAATACCTAATCCAACTTGGAGAATCTGATATGCCTATGAGAGATTCTATGATGGACGATATGCCTATGAGAGGTTCTATGAGAGGTTCTAGGATGGACGATATACCTATGAGAGGTTCTATGAAAGGTTCTATGAAAGGTTCTATGATGGGTGATGAATTTGGTGATTACGATAAATTTGGTGATTACGATGAATTTGGTGATGAAGACGATTATTCGTCAAATAAATTTTCATTTGATGAATTTGGTGATGAAGACGATTATTCGTCAAATAAATTTTCATTTGATGAATTTGGTGAAGAAAACGATGATGATTTTTCATTTGGAGAATTTAAAGAAATTGAGGACTTAACTCAACAATCTCTTGAAAACGATAAAAAAGAGATGGGTGAAGAAACAATCTATGAGTTAGAATTAGATGATGAAGGACTTTCAGGTGACAGACACCCAATCGAATTTATGGAAATGGATGATTATGATACGTCAGATAATGTAGATAGATATTTTGAAGAAGACCCATATGCGGAAGAAGACCCATATATGGAAGATGAACTATACTCTAATGAGATGCCAGTTGGTAGGTCCATCACTGATGAATTAGAAGAAGGATGGATGAATGAAGCCAAAATGAAAGCAAAAGCCAAAGGAATGGGTATGGGTAACGCATCTAAATTCAGATACGATAAAAAACCAAACCAATCTGGTGGTTTCAAAACAACTATGAAACAAGGAACCAGAGGTGTTGGAATGGGTAAAGCGAAATTTGAATATAAAGAAGAAGTTAACTACGAAGGTTTTGGAATGAAACCAAAAGCTAGAGGAGAATTTAAAGAGGCTTCTAGAACTTTGGGTAACGGTAAAAGATGGGGTAGAGAAGGTTTGGATAAACCAAAAGCAGCACCTAGACATTTAAGAAAAGAAAGTACTGAAGAATTAGATTTATTAAGAGCGAAAAACGGAGAATACAGAAAGGCTCTTGACCTTTTCAGAACTAAATTAAATGAGGTTGCAGTTTTCAATTCAAACTTGGCTTACGCAACTCGTTTATTTACTGAACACTCAACAACTAAACAAGAAAAGATTAATATTCTAAGAAGATTTGACAACGCCGAAACTTTAAAAGAATCTAAAAATCTTTACAAATACATTAAAGGAGAACTTTCTGAAGTAACTTCAAAAGGAGATGGTACAATCACAGAATCAGTACAAAGAACAATTTCTAAAGTTCCTACAACAGGATCGGCAGTAAATTTAATTGAATCTAAAACGTATGAAAATCCTCAGTTCTTAAGAATGAAAGATTTAATGGGAAAATTAAAATAAATAAATAAATAAACTAAAAAATAAAAAACCAAAAAAAATGGGAGCATTATTAGAATCAGGTCTTGTAGGTAACATCGGGTTAAAACACCTTAAAGTTATCAAAGAAGACACTATAAACAAATGGGACAGATTAGGGTTCCTTGAAGGTCTTAGAGGCCACCTAAAAGAAAACGTAGCACAGTTATATGAAAACCAAGCTTCTTTCTTGATTAACGAAGCAACTTCAGAAGGTTCTAACGGAGCATTTGAAACAGTTGTTTTCCCTATCGTAAGAAGAGTTTTCTCTAAATTGTTAGCTAACGACATCGTTTCTGTACAAGCAATGAACTTACCTATCGGTAAATTGTTCTTCTTTGTACCTAAAATCCAAGGTTACAAATCGGCAGCCGTTGATGGTGGTGAGCATTACGCACCAATCGGTTCTCCAAACGCAGTTGACAGTGGTGATAACGATCCTAACCAAGGTTATGGTACGGCATCGGCAACAAACTTCCCTTACGCAAAAAATCTTTATGATTTGTTCTACGAAG